CTTTGATGCCGCCTTGCTGGGGGCGTTCTACGGTCAAGAGATGCGACTGGCTGATGACGAGGGTAGAATTTGTGAGCTACCGTTTGAGCCTGATTCGCCTGTTTTCAGTGCATGGGACTTAGGCTATCGAGATGACACCGCTATTTGGTGGTATCAAGTGGTCAGGGGCGAGATTAGGGTGATGGACTATTACGCCGTATCAGGCGCAAGCATTGAGGAAATAGCCGATGTGGTCAACGCCAAGGGCTACCGATACACCCGCCACCACCTGCCGCATGATGCCAGAGCCAAGACCCTTGCAAGCGGGGGTAAGTCCATTGTTGAGCAATTGGCTGCACATCTGGGCGGCATCAGCAAGCTGGCAATCGTGCCTGAGATCGGTGTGCAAGACGGCATCCAAGCCGTGCGGATGATTCTACCCATCTGTTATTTTGACTCCAGATGCGATGAGGGGCTAGAAGCGTTAAGGCAATATCAGCGTGAATATGATGAAGATAAGAAAACTTTTCGTCAAACTCCCCGCCATGACTGGTGCTCACACCCAGCAGATGCGTTTAGAATGCTTGCAGTAGCCTATCGGCAAGAAGCAAAAGATCAGACGCCGCCCAAGGGCAAGACCCTGCAAACCATCACACTCGATGAGCTGTGGGACTTTGAGATGCAACATAGAGAGGAACGAATATGAGCCAGCCAGTAGCAGAAGTCGGTGGATATAAAAACATCACCGCCACAGGCGCAGTCAGTAATGGCCCTTGCCAGTTGATTGGTTTCTACGTTAACAACACAACCATAGGCACATTGGTGCTACGCAACGGCGGCGCTAGTGGCGAGGTTATGAGTGGCACGATTACACCGGCTATCGGATTTCACCGATTTCCTGCCAACGTGGGTGTCAGCCTATACGCCACGATTGGCGGCACTGGATTGGATGTGACATTCTTTTTTGCCGCAGGTAGTTAACCATGACTGAGAACGGCGCATACGAGGGAGAAGACCCAGGCCCGTACTGGCATGACCAGATTGAAACCGCTATCAAGATATTTGATAAGTGGGAAAAGCGTGGGCAAAAGGTAGTTAAACGCTACCGAGATGAGCGCGATGCCATTGAGATGCCAAGGATGAAATTCAATATCCTTTGGTCAAACATCCAAGTCCTTACGCCTGCTCTTTACGGCAGACAAGCCAAGCCCGAAGTATCACGCCGGTACATGGATCAAGACCCTGTCGGTCGGTTGGCATCCACAATGCTCGAGCGCGTCATGGAGTACGAGACCACCCAATTTGGTGACTTTGACTCGGCAATGAGTGGCGCGGTGCAGGACAGATTGCTGCCTGGTCGCGGTACGGCATGGATTCGCTACGAGCCGGTTATTGTTAATGAGCAGCCAGAGGCAACCGAAACCGCAGGGCAGATGGAAGAACCGACCGAGCCGCAGGTTAGCGGCGTGGTGGAAGACCCAACAGAGCGCATTGACGCAGCTCACAGCCCTATTGATTACGTTTACTGGTCAGACTTCCTGCATTCACCAGCTCGCACATGGGATGAAGTGTGGTGGGTAGCTCGGGCGGTCTACATGACCAAGGACGAGGGTGTAGAGCGCTTTGGTGACGTATTCAAGAACGTCAGCTTAACCAGCTCAAACACCGACATGGACGGCAAGAATCCATTGACCGCCAAGATGACCTACGACAAAAAGGCGATGGTCTATGAGATTTGGAACAAGCGCACGGCAAAGGTTTGCTGGATTGCCAAAGGTTATCCACAGGCATTAGATGAGCGTGACGACCCGTTAGAGCTGGAAGAATTCTTTCCATGTCCCAAGCCGCTAATGGCGACCACCACCACCGGCACAATGATCCCTGTACCTGATTACTGTGAATACGAAGATCAGGCGCAAGAGCTGGACAACCTAACCCAACGCATCTACCTGCTGACCAAGGCTTGTAAAGCGGTTGGTGTGTTCAATGCCGAGTTCAAGGAACTGGCGCGGATGTTTAGCGAGGGCGTGGACAACAAGCTATTCCCAGTGACCGGCTGGGCGGCAATGTCGGAAAAGGGCGGCTTAAAGGGCGCTATCGACATGATGGACACCTCGCAGATCATTGTGACTTTGCGGGAACTTTACAGCGCCCGAGAGCAGGTCAAGCAGTCGATCTACGAGATCATGGGCATATCGGACATCCTGCGCGGATCGTCTAAAGCTCAGGAAACCCTCGGTGCTCAACAGCTCAAGGCCAACTTTGGTAGCTTGCGGTTAAAGAGCAGTCAGGGCGATGTAGCGCGGTTTGCAACCGACATCTTTAAGCTCAAGGCGCAGGTTATTTGTAAGTTTTACCCGCCCGAGCTAATTGTGGAAATGTCTGGGGTGATGAACACACCAGACGGTCAAGACCCGCAAATGTTGCAAGCGGCGATTCAGATGCTGTCAAACAGCACAATCAGGGATTTCCACATTTCAGTTGAAGCTGACAGTCTGGCGCAAATTGACGAGCAAGCTGAGAAGCAAGGCGCACAAGAGGCAATCCAAGCAATCGGTCTATTCTTGCGTGAGGCAATCCCAATGATCGCCCAAGCGCCTGAGACCCTGCCTATGGCCTCTGAGATGCTGTTATTCCTTGTGCGCCGGTTCAGAGCTGGTCGAGGATTGGAGAGCGCGGTTGAGCGAGCAATGAAAGCTTTGCAAGACAAAGCAGATGCGGCTAAACAACAACCACCTCAGCAAAATCCTGAGATGATGCAAATGCAAGCCGAACAACAGGCCGAGCAGATGCGGATGCAGGCGCAAGCACAGACTGAGCAAATGAAAATACAAGCTCAGGCACAAACCGAACAAATGAAGTTGCAAGCACAAGCCCAGATTGAGCAGGGCAAGGCACAACTTGAGATGCAGATGCAAGAAGTTAAGATGCAAGCAGAGATGCAATTGGCTCAAATGAAAGCTGAGTTTGAGGCTGCAAAGCAAAACAATGAACTTCAAATTAAAGCCAGAGAAATGGCAGGAAGAGAAGAATATGAACGATTTAAAGCAGAGCTGGAAGCAACGACTCAAATCACAGTGGCTCAAATTACTGCAAAAGCTGGGCTTGATCAAGCCGCAATGACCGCACAATCAGCAGCAGTTCCAGACCAATTGGTGGTGACTAGCTTATGAAAACAACGTGGGTTTTTCCATCTGACGGCAGCGAGCCTTACGAAAAGACTAGCGGGCGGTCTGGTGACTACACCACCGTAATGGGCGACATTACCCCATTCATGTCACCTGATGGCAAGATGATTGAGGGCAGAAAGCAGTGGCGTGACCACCTAAAGCGCACCGATTCAATCGAGATGGGGCATTCAGATGTTAAGTATGCTCAGGCCGAATGGAACAAGAAAAAAGAAGCCCACCGAGACAGGCTGCGCGGGCAATTGGCAACCGTGCAAGAGTTCGACCGACCAGGCGCACCGATTTCCCCTGTTAAGATGTCTAACCTAAACGTAGAGATGGCAAACCGCCTACACAACCGTCCCATGCCCGAGCGCAAGGAGATGATCAAAATGACCCTCGATCAAATGAAAAGGATGAAGTGATGGAAAACGAAGTTGTCGCACCCGACACGATAGAAACACCAGCACCCGAAACCCCAGCTCCTGCGCCAGTTGAAGCGCCAGCCGAGCCGCAAAGCAGAGCCGATACGATTCGTGAAGCACTGACCAAGACACCAACAAACCGTGGTAAACACGCTGCAAACCAGCCCCGAGAGGGTGGCAAGTTTGCCCCTAAATTCCCCAATGCCGAGAATCAAGCGCCTCAGATGGCTGAAAAGCCAAGAGCCGAGATGCCCAAAAGCCTGCGCCTCGAGCTGAAAGAACACTGGGAAAAAGCACCGGCTGAACTACAACAAGCCTTTGCCCAGCGGGATGCTGACTACGAAAAGGGCATCACCTCATACAAACAAAGGGACGCAGAGGCTCGGGCAATCACCGAGCAATTTGCACCGTACGAGTGGATATTGCGAAATGAGGGCAGTACGCCAGCGCAGGCCATTGGCCCATTGCTCCAGACGGCGGCATTGCTGAGAACTGGCACACCGCAGCAAAAGTCGCAAGCGGTCGCGCAGATGATCCAGCAATTCCAGATTCCTTTAGAGCAAGTGGCGGCTTACTTTGGCGGCGAAGCACCACCACAGCAAGATTCACACTACAATCAATTGGCGCAACAAGTACAGCAGCTCACGC